CGGGGGTGGCGGTCAGTGCCAGGCGATAGGGCACTTGCTCGCCAAAGGCGATCAGGGCGCGGGAGGTTTTGCCGGTAAACGCCTTGAGAAGGCTGGATTCATCCAAGACCAGCCCGCCAAAATCTTGGGGCCGGTAAAGGTGCAGACGTTCGTAGTTCGTAATCCAGACGCCAGGGCCTGTCATAGCGCTGGGGTCACGGATATATTTGGCCTCCAGTCCAAAGCGATTGGCCTCCCGCTCATGCTGCGGACCCACGGCCAGCGGCGCGAGTATCAGCACGGACTTGCCCGTTTGCTCGCGAATAACGCGGGCCCACTCAAGCCCGATGAACGCCTTGCCCAGTCCGGTGTCCAGGAAAGCGGCGCCGCAGCCCGCGCGAAGGAGGAAATCGGTCACGGCCGCCTGAAAGGGGAAAAGGCGAGGATGCAACGCGGGGACCTTGGCCAGCCCCTTAGTCTTGGCATTGCGTTTTTTGTCCCGCAGGAAAGTGTAATATTTCGCTAATTCGGGCGGGTCCTGTAACATATGCGCGGTCATGACATGCACTCCTGTTTAGTGCGGTTGTGACAAGCCTGGGCCGGCCCTATACCGGCCCGGGCGCCTTCAAATACGGGCGGCCCTTGCCGCTCTTGCCTCTGCCCGCCGTGCCACGGCGCCAGCCCGACCAGCCGCCCCAGGGCGACGCCTGACTCCATCGTTATCTGCCGCGCGCTCATGCCTGCCCCTCGCGGTGCGGGCCGGTGGTGCTGCGGATGGCGCGCAGGGCATCGATGAGGCCGGCGTCGAAGGCGCGGCTGACGCGGTGCAGTTCGGGATGGAGCAGGCGGGCGCGTTCGCTGGCGCTGGGCACGGCGGCAAGGCGGGCGGCGAGCTGGTCCACGACGCGCTGCAGGTGATCATGCAAGCGGGCGCCGAGGCCGTGGCTTTCGCGGCCGATGTCGTCCACCAGCAGGCGCAGGCCGCGCTTGAGGGCGATCTCGATTTTGGTCTTGGCGTTTTCGGCGGCGAGGATTTGACCCTTGAGGGCGGCGCGGTCGCCGGCGGCGACGGGGGCGGCGGCGAGGGCGGCGGGCGCGTGGGCGGGCGCTGGCGCCGTTGGCGCGGCGGGGGTGGTATCAGCGGGTGCCTCGGCGGCGGCAACGCCGTGGGCGGGCGCGAGCGGGGCTGTGGCGCGCGTGGCGGCGTGGCGCTCGACCAGATCGACGCGGTGACCGCGGGTGGCGGCGAAGCGGGCGGCGCTGGCCTCAATGTCGAGCAGGCCATGGGCGGCGGCGGTGGCATCGGCGGCGGGCACCAGGCGGCCGGCGGCGAGGGCGCGGTTGATGGTGCTGCGGTTGACGCCGAGACGCCGCGCCAGTTCGGCCTGGGTGCCGTAGGGGCGGGGGCTGGTCATTCGCCCTCCTCCGCGTCATCCGTTAGGCGGGCATGGATGTGGAAGCCAGCCAGCAGGGCGATCAAGCCGCCGATGATGGCGACCAGGATCAGGAAGGTGAAAAGGATCTCAAGCATGGGCGGCGCCCTCGGGACGAAACCAGCCGGGTAACAGCGGGGAGACGGCGGACCGCACGGGGAGGGGCCCAGACCGCACGGGGTACCGCACGGGTAGCCGATTCCAAATCTCTTTATATTTCATAGAAGCGCACGGGGCGCACGGGGCGCACGGGTATGGGCGCGCGTAGGAACGATAAGGCGCATGGAAGGGACGCGCGTAGTGATACGCGCGCGTATACGCGCGCGGACACCCGTGCGGCCCGTGCGGTCCGTGCGCTGCCTTGATTTCATTGAAGAATTGGCTTGGCCTACCCGTGCGGTAGCCCGTGCGGTCTGGGGGGCTGGGCGTGCGCCCGACCGCCTTGACGCTGTTGAGGGCGGCATCAGGGCGGTTGTTAGCCATGATAATCACCCTCGTTGGCGGGCTTGCTGGCGGCACGGAAGGCAAAAAAGCTGTCCGTGAGCCATTGGGTCCGGGTTTTATGGGCGGGCTTGCGGAAATCGCTGGCCGGTCCCCGGTTGGCGGCGTCTTCCAACAGGTCTTCGGACGGCACAAAGAAGCGCTGGCGCTTGGCGGCGCCCTGGTAGTGGGCGGTTTCGTAACGGTCGCCGAAAATGCGCTGCCAATGGGGCTGCTTGAGCAGGTAGCCCGCGAACTGATTGGATTCGCGCGGAAACCGCACGCCTTCGGCACGGCACCAGCGCAGATAGGCGGCATACATATCGGAAGTGCCGGTAGGACACAGGGGCAGGCCATCGATCTCGCCGCGCTCCAGCTCCTCGACAAAGCGGTCCACGCTTTCGCGGTTGACTTCGATAAGCTGGTCCTTGGCGGCGGTGGTTGGCGGGCGGGCCCAGGGCCGGAAGCTGCCCAAGGGCAGGTTCAGCAGGTAGTGATGGAGGGCGGCGATGCCGCCGTTGTCGATCTCTTCACTGAGGGCGTCATACCAGGATTCATCGAGCTTGGGCGGCGTCCAGACCACGCAATGGCGCCGATCATCCTTCTCCAGCACCGCCGGCAGGTGCTCGTTGCTCAGAAAGACCAGGTTCATGTGATTCCTTTCACGGTGGGCGGCGACGTTCTTGGGGTTGACGCGAATCCACTCGCCGGTGATCAACGCCTTGATCTGGTTTTTCATCTGGTACAGTTCAGAGCGGGCAACGACTTCATCGCAAACCACAAACAGCTTGCGCTCGGCCCAATCGGAGTTAAACCGGTCTTCCAGGGCGCCCTGGTTCAAAATCTGGGCATATTCGCCATAAATGGCGGCATAGCTTTCGAAAAAACGCGATTTGCCGGTGCCCTGCTGGCCATGGAAGACCAGGGCCGAGTGCATCTTGGCGCCGGGGTACTGGAGCGGATAGGCCAGCCAGCGCAAGACCCAGTCATAGACTTCGCGCGATTCATGCTCGGTGAGGTAGCGCAAGGTCTGGAGTAGCAGGTCGCACTTGCCCGCCACCGGTTGCGTGGGCCAGCCGAGCCAGCGATTGCAGAGGATGTTCGGGTCTTCATGGCCCGGGTCGAAGCCGATTTGGTCGATATAGACCGCGCGCGACTTCCAGCGCGGGTGATCCTTGATGTCATCCCAGCGCACGCGCGCCGGCAGCATGTGGACGATCTTGGTCTTGCGCACCACCGCTGCGGTCCACGAGTCAAAGGCGAACTCGCCGGTGGCATCATCGATGTGGATGAATCGCTCGACGATCTCCGGAAGGGCCATCTGCGAGACGGCGGTGGGCCGCAGGGGGGTGGGCAGGATGGGCTTGCCAGCGCCCTGGGTGGCGTGATGGCCGGGCGGTGTCTTGGCTTGGCCCGCGGCGGGCGTGGCGCGGTTGATGCTCTCCGCTCCCCCGCTCCCCGTGGGTGGGTGTGTCGCGCGCGCGGCGGCGGCAGGCAGTGGTAACCCGCTGACCAGACCGGACCATCCAGCCGACAGGAGGGCGGCTTCGATCTGGGCGCGGACGACGTGAAGACCTCCTTGCGGATGGACATGCAAGTCATTGAAATCGGTAGGGCCCTTGTGGGCCTTGTCGCTGCCGCGCAAGATGGGGGCCAGGCCAATGCCGGGCTTGGCGAAGTTTGGCACCGCCACCGCGGCCTGCTCGCCCAAGGCGAGGGCGACCTCGTTGGCTTTGACGACGCCGGTGTTGTAGGGCACCGCCAGCCCGCCCTCCTGGCGGGTGGTCAGGTAGTCATCATCGGCACAGATCAGGAGGCGGATGTGGCGGTATCGCTGCACCAGGGCCTTGGCGACGGCGGCGAGGTTGCCCGCGGCGAAGGCCACCACGGCGGGCAGGCCGGTGGCCAAGTGCAGGCTGGCGGCGGTGGCAAAGCCTTCCGTCAGCAGGACCAGGCCGCCGGCGAAGGGCGAGCCGATGCTGAACCAGTGGCCAGCGCTGACCATGCCGAGGGGGGCATTGTCCTTGTCGCGTCCCTTGCGGGCGCGGATCTTGGGATCCTGGTAGATGACCTGAAGCCCGTGGACTTGGCCCTTGCCATCGAGGTAGGGAATGATGAGGTTGCCACCGCCATCGGCGCCATGGGCTGGCGACAGGCGGGCGCCGAAGAGCTGACCGGGCGGGATGCCCTTGCGCTCCAGGTAGGAAGATCGTCCGCTGTCGAGGCATTGCGCCCACCAGCGGGAGGCACGCTCGGCGGCACGGGCGGCGGTGCGCTTGCGTTGTTGCACCTCGCGCAGGGCATCGGCCTTCTGGCGCTCGCGCGCGGCGGCTAGGGCGCCCGGGTCCATCTGCTTGGCGATGCCGGTAGGGAATGGCACCTTGAAGGGCACCAGGGTCGCGCCATCCCAGAAGCCATAGACGCCGAGCAGGCAGGTGCCGCCCTCTCGCAAGGGTGCCTCCCACAGCCGATAGTAGCCGGGGAACTTGGCGCGGGGCTTGTCCACCAGGCGGGTACGGACGATCTTCGGCGAGTTGATGCGCAACTCGCCCTCGATCAGCAGTCCCGCCTCGGCCAGGAGATCGCAGACCTGATCGTAATTGATGGCGCTCATGACCGCCCGCCACCATAGGCAAGCCCTATCACCAAGCCAAATCCGATAGCTGTTGCCTTAGCAAAAACCCAGTATCCTACCGCGTTTGCATGGTTCCAATTACCCGCCCCACGCCGCGGGCCGGGAGGACCCATCGCCGGCATGGAATGACTGAGCGATGCTGTTGCGTCCGCTGTTGCGTCGTGTTGCGCACCAAATGGCGCGGCGCCACATGGCCAGAGGGGTGCGGGGATTGGCATCAAGGCCACGGATATGGATTGGAAGCCAGGCGATCAGCGGCGGCGGCAGCGGCGCCAGCCAGCATGGGCGCAGACTGCTCCGCGGCCGCCCGCGCCGACTGGGCGCCCCGCCCGACCAGGGCGGCGAGGACGTAGTTAAGCTCGCCGCCGAGCGCCTGCACGCCGCCCCAGTTGTGCAGATGTAAATCCTCGGGCAGGGGCTCGACGCCCATCTCACTGCCGTGGTCCTGGCGGAAAGCGACATCGGGGCGGGAGACATGGCACACCGCCCCACCCATGAAGCGCACCAGGTCGGCCTCGGCGGGAAATCGCACGTCATCAATGACGGCATGGATACCCCGGCGGCGGTACATCAAGACCTGATCCAGGGCGATGCGCAGAAAGAAGCGCCGGTCGTAATTCTTCACCCAATCGCCAATGACCCGCATCATCTCCCGCGGGCTCAATCCGCCATCGGGCGGTAGCAGGTCCTTGCCAGTCTGTAGGTGCCAGCCATCCCAGGCCGGGCGCAGGGCGAGGACGACGGCGCGCAGGGGGTCGGCAAAGCTGATCCGCCCCCAGCCGTTGGAGCTGAGCAGGGTGGCAGCGGTGGACTTGCCGCAGCCCGCCGGGCCGGCCAGGCCCAGCAACAGCGGCAGGGCCTGGGGCTGGCCGAGGATCGGCGCCGGGGCCGGGGCCGGCATCATCGCTCCAGCTCCGCCAGCGTGCGGCGGGCCCAGGGCACGCGGTCAGGCGCCATCACCGGCAGATAATGGCGGATCAGGTCCGCCTGACAACCGCGCATCGCCGTCATGAAGTCCCCGCGCTGGTCCAGGCCCGGCATCTCAAAGGTCGCGGCGGCGAAGCGCGGCCACCACTTGACGAAAATGTCCCTCACGGCGGGCGATTGGCTCATGGCTGCCACCCGGCACTCGCCGCTATCTCCACCCGCAGACTGGGCGGCACCGGCCAGGCGCCGACGACATCAGCGCAGCCATAGGGCGGCAGCCAGGGCACGCCCGGGGCCGGCGCCGGCTGACCGGCAAGGGCAAGCTGACGGCGGACCTCGAAGTTATGCCGCGCGCATCGGCGGCAGATAGGCGCGCCCTGGTAGTGGGTGCGATTCAGCACCATGCGAAAGCGCTTGTGACTCAGCTCCTGCACCGCCCCGCAACAGTGGTATTTCACCCAGTACTTGCACTCATCCATGCCCTTGGCGATGTGCGCCACGCTCAGAATGGTGACATTCCCGCCGCGAGTACCGATGGGATAAAGCTCACGCCGACTCATGTGCCAGACCTCGTGCTCGAAACCAAAAAAAACCGCCAGCCCCGGGGAGAGGACGGGGCGGCGGCTAAAGGGCGGGCTTGCACCGCCAGGGGGTTGCTGAACCTAAACATGGGCGGACTCCGTTGTCCGGACGGTGGGCGGATGACCGCCATCACCGAAGACTTCCGGCTGGAGCAGGGCGGCCGGCACCGCGCCCTGGCTCAGGGCCTCGATGCGCCGGCAATGGCGCGGCGCCACGCGGAACCGGCCATGGCGCCAACTGGAGACCAAAGACTCCGACACCCCCAGCTCCTGGGCCAGGCGTATCGGGCCGAACCCATCTATCCATGCGGCCAAAGTCGCCAGGGCCGGCAGTTCAGGCACATCAAACAGGTCCGACTCATCCGCCTCTTCGGGTTTACCGGGTAAATCTTGGACCGGTTCAAAGGCCGACCTAAGCTTAAGGTAGCGGGAGTGCTCGGCCTCGACCATGGCGGCCAGGGCCTGATAGATAAGATCGGAGAGGGTGGTATCTCGGGATTGGGCGATGGCCTGAAGCTGAAGCTCCAGATCGGCAGGGATACGGGCGGAAACGGTGGCAACGCGCTTATCCAGCGCGGAGGAGGCGATGGACAGACTAGGCATTGGCAACCCTCCGCATGGGCGCAGGCTGCTGAAAGGCCAGGTCTGCCTTAAGATCCCCGCCTGTCAACACCTCAATCTGGTACTGGCGACCCACAGGAATCTCCTCCCACGCATGGACCGCGGCACGATGAATCCCCAGCGCTCTAGCCAGGGCTGCCTGGGAACCGTAGTAGTCGATGGCGTCTTGCTTGGTCATGATGGCTATAGTAAAACATGCTTAACCCGGAGAGTCAAGCATGATCAACCAAGAAATGCCTATGCTGGGCTCATGCCCTACAACAACTCTATCAATGCGCGAATCAAGGCCCGGATCGAAGAGATGGGCATGCAGCAGGTCGAGCTGGCCAAGCGAGTCGGCGTCTCAAAAACTGCTGTAAGCCTTTGGATTAATGAGACAACGAAATTTATCCGCCCTGAACATCTGGTTAAGATCGCGGATGCTTTGGGCCTCGAAATCCGCTATCTCATTACTGGCCAAGGCCCCAGGCTGGCAAAAAACGACCCGCCTATTGATTTTGATAATCAGGACATGGAGTTACTGCGGGCGCCCCCCGAGGTCAAGGCCATTTTCCGCGCCATCCTCAGCACCACACACAAGCAACCCTAGCCCGCCCCAAAAAAATTTTGTTTAGCGGGTTAAACATGCTTGACTCGCCAGAGTAAAGCATACTAAACTTCTCCTTACAGACCCGCCACCCCGGCGGGCGCCGCGAGGGGAAGACCATGACCGAGGCCCTGTTTATCGTTTTGGTGATCGTTGGCGCAACGTCAACGATCCTCGCTTTGGCCGCCCTGGCCGCCGACTTCTTTTTCCCCGAGCACCCGCGCCCGGCCCGCCCCATCCATCGGCCCCAGGCTACTTATCGGAGGGCGAAATGATCATCGCCTACCTGCCCGTGCCGGACCTTATCCGGCAAATCAACGATCGGGACTGCTTTCCTGACGCTGTTTCGGAAAATGAAATCCAGCAACTTATCAATGCCAGCGAGCGGCTGATTGGCCGCGCCAGGCAGGAGCTCGTAAATCGGCTAACCACCGCGCTGTGGGCGGAACAGAAAACCCGAGATGATTAACCAGACCATTGCTTGCGAGGTAAGCATGCACAACGTCGCGCAACTGAAAACCAAGGTCCAGCGATGGGCCGAGGAGATTACATCCACCTATGGCGCCAGCGTGGCCGCCATCATTGCCGTGGGCGATAAGCTCATCCAGGCTAAAGCCGAGTGCTCCCACGGCGAGTGGGGCGAATTGACCGGCGAGACAACCGGCAAGCCGCTCCTGCCGTTTTCTGCACGAACGGCGCGAAGGCTGAAGGCCATTGCCAGTAACGCCGCCTTTTCAAATCGGGCACATGTGACCGATTTGCCCGCTTCATGGGGCACCCTCGCCGTTCTCGCCAGTCTTGACCCAGATGACATCGAGGCCGCCATCGCCGATGGAGTTATTCACCCGGAGATGGAGCGCAAGGATGCCGAAGCGCTCAAGGCCCGCATCACTGGTCATCGGCCAGCCCCGCCGCCGCCCGCGCCACCGCCAGCCCTGGCGGAAGTCGTCCCCATTACCGCGCCATCCATGTCCGCCGCCGAGCGGGCGGCATGGGATGAAGGACTGCGTGAAGGCGGCCAGATGATTGCTGCTTTCGCGGAACGGCAAGAAGAGTACCAGCGGATCAAGGAAGACCTGGCGCAACAACCGGAGCACCAGGAAGCCGCCGCCCTTTATCGCGACATCCTTGCCAAATACGAAGCCCTCCATGGCGCTTTGGATCAGGCGGCAAAGATGGCTTATTTCGATGAGGAATTTTGGGGCGCCGCCTGGGCGCACACCACGCGCATTCTTAAACAACTGGAGAATCTGAGATGCAAGTAAAAATTGACATGACCGCAGAAAACCTGATTAAAAAGGCACTGCACCGTTACAAGACCAAGCATGAAGCCCCGGACATGCTATTGGGTAACGTGATCAAGTCCATGCACAGCAACGCCGATTCGGCCACCGTAATCCGCCAGGCCGTGACTAATTCCATAGCCGAAGGCATTCGCCGTTTGGAGCGCCAGGCCATGGCAGCGGAATCGGAGTTCGCCTCCGTGGGGCAGATGTCGCTGTTCGGCGACATGATCCCCGATCACAAGATACCGGCAGCCATGAAAACGAAGTCCGCCGCCGCGGTAAATGCCTGGATGGAAAACCGGGCGCAAATTGAGCGAGATAACCTGGATGAAATCCGCGCGGCCCTTGAGCGGCAAGAAGAGCGGAGCCGGAGTTACTCGGCATGGGCCGCCGCGACACGCCAAGTTTGCGAAGCGCTACAACGCGCGGGTCTTGACCCGGCAGAGGTCAGCTATGCGGACGCGATCAACAAAGCGGAAGCGCTACACCCACGGCATGGCTTTGATGCTGGCGCGGCGGCAAAGCAACCGTTGCGCTAGATGCGGCGGCGTTCTTGAGCCAGACGACCCATTGGAGATTGACCACCATGTCCCGCTCGCCAAGGGCGGGACAAACGCCATAACAAATCTCCGGCTTATGCATGGCACCTGCAACCGAGACAAGTCCGACAAATTGTGACAACCCCAGGATCACCTCATGACCGCCATTCACAAACCCCTCCTTGGCCCCTGCGATTCCTACCAGCTTGAGCCCTTCGCTTACGAATGGGCCTGGTCCCTGGCCCGCGCGCAGGAAAACAATAATTGGGCGCCCGAAGAGATCGCCGTCGCTGCCGACGTGGCCGATTGGAAATCCCCCGCCGTTGACCCGAAGCACAAGCACCTCTTTGAGTCCGTCATGGCCCAGCTCACCACCTTCGACATCGAACGCGGTGACGACGCGGCGGAGACTTTCCTTGTGTGCTTCCAGCCCGCCGAGATCAAGCATTTCCTCAAGCGCCTAATCTGGGATGAAGCGCTGCACACCCGCTCCTACCGCTACGTCATTGAAAACCTCGGCATGCCGCTGTCCATCTACGACACCTGGCGCAAAGTCCCGGCCATGCAAGCGCGGGTGGAGATGGCCGAAATGATGTCCGCGCCCATCTTCGACTTGATCCGGTTGCGTTACGAAGGCCGCCCCTTTCACCGCTCCACCCAGCCGGAAAAGGAGGCCCTGCTGCGTTCCCTGGTCTTCTGGTTCCTCCTCTTCGAGGGCGTGTGGTTCTGGGTGTCCTTGCTGGGCCCCATTCAGCATCTCGCCCGCCTGGGGGTATTCAAGGGCGGCGCGGAACAGTTCACCTACATCGCCCGCGATGAATCCAACCATATCGGTTTCGGCGTCCAGCTCATCCGCGAATTCATGGCGCAGTATCCCGAGGCGGTCACCCCGCAACTGCACGCCGACATTGTTCACGACGCCCAGCGCGCCATCGCTCTGGAGCGGGCCTACATGGCCTACTGCCTGAAGGACGGCCCCATCCTCGGCTACTCGGTGCCCGAGCACGTCGCCACCGCCCAATACTTCGCCAACATGCGCCTGGGCTCAGTGGGCCTACCCCAGCCCTTCGAGGAGGCCTACCACGCTTTCCCCTGGATGAGCGAACAGATGGAGCTGAAGAAAGAGAAGAACTTCTTCGAGACGCGCGTCACCGAGTACCAGTCCGGCGGGGCCCTGCAATTCGATGACGATCCCCTGGCCGATGAAGACCCCCAATGGCATAACCCCCTGGAAAACCTGCAATGAAAACTCTAATCCTCGCCCTTGCTTTGACCGCCACGCTGGCCCAGGCGCAGACCGCCGACGAATGCCAGGAGTCCTTCGCCTCTACGGTGGCCTTTTCCCTCGTGGCCGAACCCATCCTGGACGAATGCCTGGCGGACGACATCGGCCAATGCGCCGTCTTTGTCGGCGTCATGAGCAAGGCGGACATCGTGCCGAAAATTGAAATGACCGCCGCCTGCATTGACCTCGGGCGGCTTGATCTGGGCTTGATCATGGCTTACAGCGACTTGATGACGCGGATGAAAGCCAAGACCTCCCGCCTGGCGGACAAGGTGGCCAAGCGGCCATGAGCGACGACTTCCAACCCCAGGCGGAGCAACCCCACTGTGCCGACCGCGATTGTTTGGTGAGCCGGGATTGCCCCCTCTACCTGCCTGCCGCCAGCCCCGCGCGGCGGACCCTGGCCAAGACCCTGCGCCAGCTCTGGGAGTCGGAGCGCATTCCCTGCATGGCCCGGCTGCGCTTTATCGGCGCCGAGCCACCCAAGCCTTGACCACTGACCACTTCTCTCCTTGCTTATCACCCTGCGCCCGGAGATCCCCATGACTTACCCCCTCGCCGTGGACCCGACCCTCGCCGCCCCCTGGACCGCCGCCATCCGCCGCAAGGCCGCTCGCGTGGCTATCGACACCGCCGCCCGCCTGCGCGCCATGGGCTGCCAGGTCCTTGGCTGCCACGCCACCAACGGCCGGCCCTGGCTGCGCGTCGCCATCCCCGCCCACCTGGACGCCGCCAGCCGCGCGCGCATCCTCGCCCAACGCTGGGCCCTGCCCGCCACCATTGAATTTCGAGGCGACAAATGAGCGAAATCTACCCCTCCGTGCGGACCTCCATCCGCAACAGCGTCCTCCAGGCGCTATACGAGCGCCCCGGCGCCTGGCTCAGCACCCACGACCTGCTTGACCTGGTGGAAGAGGCGGAAAGCAGCGGCATCCTCGCCCGCATCCTGTCCGACATGGCCGCCACCGGCCGCCTGGCTAAAGGCCCGAAGACGCAAAACGCCAATGGCCAAGCCTGCAACACCTGGGGCCTCAGCCCTGAATGGCGCGGGCGCCTGTCAGTAGAGCATACCTGGCAGGACCACACCGGCCAGGCCGCGACCGAGGCCCCGCCCCTGCCGGTTGAAAGCCGCGAAGACGAGGCACCGGCCCCGCCCATCAGCCAGCCAACCGCCGAGGATTCCTCGGTGCCTGATCCTTCTTATGTCCCCCTGCACAAGTTGCAACCGAACACGGCGCCACCCCGGGCCCCGGCGACTGCCCGCCCGGTTCCGGCCATTGGCGATTACCCAGCCCTTAATCCGCCCTTCGCCTGGGTGCTTGCGGAGCCTGACCAGCCGCTTAAGACTCCGCCAGCCAGCCCGGAAGCCGCCACTGACATCCACTATCTCCCCCTGCCCGAGCGCTGGCTGCCCGATCTGCGCCTGCGCCTGCTGGGCTATGACGACCGCGACGATCCCGTTATCACCCTGCGCGTCAACACCGAGGGCGGCGGCGCCTGCCTGACTTTATCCACTCACGGCAAGATCGACTTCGACCCGGGCGAACTGGATTTCCTTCCATCCATCGGCACCGCCCTCTGCCAGTTCGTCGATGCCCTTTACCCCTATGGCACCCGCCCCACCGCGGCCGCCACCACCCCCAGCGCACCGGACCAAGCATGAATATCTGCATTTTGAAGGGGCGCCTTGGCGCCGACCCCGACCTCCAAATGACCGCGGCCGGTAATCAGGTCGCCAAGTTGCGCCTGGCCACCTCCCGCAAATGGACTGACAAGGCCAGCGGCCAGCGCCAGGAGCGCACCGAGTGGCACCGCGTCGTCTTGTGGGATCGCCTCGCCGACATCGCCAGCCAATACCTCGCCAAGGGCCGCGAGGCCCTGATCACCGGCGAGATCCAGTATCGCCAATACACCGACAAGGAGGGCCGGCAGGTGTGGGCCACCGAGATCCTGGGCCGCGAACTGGAACTGATCGGCGGGCGCGACACCGCCACCCCCGGCACCGCCCCGACCCAGGCCCCGGCCGCGCGCGGCTGTTACACCCCGCCCGCCGCCAGCGAGTTCGACGACGACATCCCGTTTTAATTAGAGGACGAAAGCAATGTGCTACGTCTACAACAAAGACTTCGTGCGGTTTTGCCGCGATTGCCGCTATAGCCGCATGCAGGATGAAACGGATTTTATGCTGCGGTGCACCCATCCAGACGTTAATGCCAAACGAGCGCATGTGCTGGCCGCGGCGATAGAAACAGGCAGCTTTGCTCAGGACGAGCGGGCGGGCGGCTGGTTCTATCCCTGCGGCCGCCGCGGCGCCTTGTGGCAAGCAAAGCCCTTAACCTTCACTTACTGACCGAGGCCCCATGCCCACTACCACCCCCACCGCCGACGGCGGACTGCTCGACATCACCCTGCCCCAACCCCTCTGGCGCGAGGCCCTTGACGCCTTCAGCGGCATGCGCGGCGGGCGCGGCAGCATGCCCATCCTCGACTGCATCCTGCTGCAATGCCACCCCGGCACCACGGCGCCCAGCCTGCTGCGCAATGACCTGGAGCGCCAGATTCGCGTCCACCTGCCGGACAGCACCGCCAGCGACGCCGCGGGCGAGATCGCCATCGACGCCAAGAAATTCGACGCCCTCATCAAGGCCTATCCGCCCAACGCCGAGGTGCGCTTGCGCGACGGCGGCCACGGCCGCCTCACCCTCACCGCCAGCATCGACGGGCGGGCGGCCGGGCGCTTCAGCCTTGGCACCCTGCCCGGCGCCTCCTACCCCCTACTTTCCGCCCCCGGCCGCGCGGGCGGGCTGGTGGAAGAGCCGGACGACAGCACCGGCCAGCCCCTCACCACCCTGCGCCTGCCGGGCTCCCGCCTCGCCGCCGCCCTGGCGCAGACCGCCTTTGCCATGGCCAATAACGACGTGCGCTACTACCTCAACGGCCTGCTGCTGGAATGGAGCGGCACCACCCTGCATTGTGCCGCCACCGACGGCCACCGCCTGGCGGCGATCAGCATGGCCGCCAGCATTGACGGCGCCGACGGCCAGGCCATCCTGCCCGGCGCCACCGTCGCCACCCTGCAACGCCTGGCCACCACCGCCGGCGGCGACGACGTGATCTTGGACCTGGCGCACGGCCGATGCGCCTGCGCCGTGGGCGGCATCGAGATGATCTCCAAGCTGATCGATGGCAAGTACCCCGACTGGCGCCGCGTCATCCCGTCAGGCCAATTCGCCATCGAATGGCAGATCAACCGCGAAGACCTCGCCCGCGCCCTCGCCCGCGCGCGCATCCTGTCCCACGAGAAATACCACGGCGTGGCCCTGGAGGTCACCGCCGACGACCCCGCCACCTTGCGCATCAACGCCACCAACGCCGAACAGGACCAGGCCGAGGAATCCCTGCCCCTGCCCGCCCCCAGCCTGCCGGTACGGGCCGGCTTCAACATTGATTACGTCCTCGGCGTGCTCGCCGCTTGCCCCGGCGACACCATCGCCTGGTCCCTCAAGGACGGCGTGAGCGGCAGCAAACTCACCCCCGCCGCGCCCGCCCCCGATGACGGCGCGGACAATCCCGAGTGGGTACTTATGCCCATGAACATGTAAACGGCGCCATGACCATTTGGGTGACGTTACCGAAATGGTCCGCCAGTCTTGATGCCGATGAATAGAGGAGAAACAACGATGACCACGACGAGGCAACCCGGGCCGCTGGAGGCCCGATTGAGCGACCAGTTAGGCAGCGTGGCTGACGAATGCCGTGCGATGGGGCTGGCAGTGGGCGATACCATCGAAGGCACCGAAAGAGTCAATGCCTGGTGGCAGACTACGCGGCTGACGCTGCTATGGCTGGGCGAGACCCATGCGGCCTGGCGCGTTACTGATCGCAGCAGCAGCAGGCCGCACTGGTCCGAGCCGCGCGAGGCCGCTAACTGGTCGCTGAGCGGCCGCGACTGGCGCAAGGTGGGCGCTTAGCCCTGCCGCCCAAGGCGCCACACTTTCCGATCAGAACACCCATGGCCCCACCCCACTTGCCACGGAACATGACAAGGATCTATGAATGAGCTGGCTCTATTCGCAGGCGCTGGAGGCGGCATACTCGGCGGCCACCTCCTTGGATGGCGCACCGTCTGCGCCGTCGAACACGATCCCTATGCCGCAAGCGTATTGTGCGCCCGGCAGAATGACGGCCTTCTCCCGCCTTTCCCGATTTGGGATGACGTTCGCACCTTTGACGGACGGCCATGGCGCGGACATGTTGACGTGGTATCTGGCGGCTTTCCCTGCCAGGACATCAGCGCCGCCGGAAAAGGCGCCGGCATCGGCGGCGAGCGATCCGGCCTCTGGCTGGAAATGGCGCGAATCATCGGTGAAGTACGACCCCGTTACGTCTTCGTGGAAAACTCGCCAGTTCTCACTTCTCGCGGATTCGGCACCGTCCTTGGAGACCTGGCCACCATGGGGTTTGATGCGCGATGGGGAGTGCTGGGAGCTGCCGATGTCGGCGCGCCCCACCTTCGCAAGAGGATATGGATTGTGGCCAACGATCCGCAGCACGGACGGCGAGCGCGGCGGGCGCGGCGATCTAATCCAGGCGGTTCGCGGCAATCCGAACAGTTACTATCGGTTGTGGCCGACACCAAGAGCGAGCGAGGACAACAGATCGCCAGAAGCCTATACGCAGATGCAGGCAAAGCGATCGAGGAGCCCGGAGGACATCAGTTCGTTGAGTGTCGCAGTAAAACTGTGGCCAACGCCGGTAGCGAAGGACACGGGAAGGACGCCGGATGCGCACATGGCGATGAGACAGCAAATGCCGGGCGGGCCGCGTTACAAGCCGACCAGTCTGGCCGTGATGGTCAATGGAATCGAGCGCGGGATGTGGCCGACACCCACCGTATGCGGGAATTACAACAGGAAGGGCGCAAGCCCGACCAGCGGGGATGGACTGGCAACATCGGTAAGCCAATTCCCAACGCCGACGAAACGGGATCACAAGGGCGGGGCGAACTGGAGCAACCGCCAGCGGCAGGGCAAGCCCCGGCCAGAATCGGATATGACCCTTTGCGATGTGGTGGAGCGGACTGGTGGCAGTCTGAACCCGACGTGGGTCGAGTGGCTCATGGGGTGGCCGCTCGGGTGGACCGACTTAAAGCCATTGGCAACGGCCAGGTCCCGCAATGCGCCGCCATGGCCTTCACACTCATGGCCGATGACTGACCCATCATGACCCCACCCCCACCCCCGCCGCGCCAGCCCTCCCCACCCGCGCGGGGCCTGCATTTTTGCGGTAGCACTGGCCGGCCGGGCGGGGCGGGGCTAAACTCCCTCGCTCGCCTCCTCCTGGCCCTCGCCGCCGATGACCGCCAGCCCCCAGCTCGCCTGCCTTTATCTCCGCAGTTCAAAGGATCGCCATGATCTGAGCATCGATGCCCAGCGGCGGGCGCTGCATGATTATGCCCGTGAGCAGGGCCTGTCCGTGGTGGCTGAATACGCCGATGCGGCGGAACACGGGCGGGACGACGACCGCCCCGGCTTCCAGTCTTTGCTTGGCGCCCTGCGTGCCCCCGGCAGGACCTGGGGCGCCATCCTCGCCCTCGATACATCGCGCATCGCCCGGCGCCGCCACCTCGCCCTCATCTTCGAGCACGAATGCGCCAAGGCCAATGTGCGCTTGTGCTACCAGTCCGTGCCGGACACGGACCCCATCACCGCCATGTTGTTGCGCTCCATCCTCCAGGCCATGGACGAATGGCACTCCTTGACCAGCAAGGCCAAGGGCATGGCCGGCATGGCCGAGGCGGTGCGCCAGGGCTGGCGGGCCGGCGGTCAGGCGCCGCGCGGTTATCGCCTCGACCACCGACCAAGCGGCGTCATGCGCGACGGCCAGCCGGTCATGCGCTCCCGCCTGCAACCCACCGCCGAGGCTCCAGCCATCGCCGCCTACCTGCGCGCGCGGGCGGCGGGGCAAAGCCGTGGGCTGGCCAGCCAGGCCGCAGGCATTACCGGCGACCTCAATGGCCTGGAATGGCAGGCGCTGACCTATGCCGGGCACACGGTCTGGGGCATGCACCACGAGCACCGGCCCGGCGGCTACGTTGGCGGCCACAAGCGGCGGCCGCGGGCGGACTGGCAGATCACCCGCGACACTCACGAGGCCCTGATCAGCGATGCCGAGGCGGAGGCGATCCTGGCGCAACTGGCGGCACGCGGCGGGCGGCGCACCCGGGCCGGCGAGCGGATCTATCTGCTGTCCGGTCTGATCCAGGACCCCCAGGGCGCGGCCTATGCCGGGGAGACCACCAAGGGCCAGGCCTTCTATCGCCTCGGCAAGGGCGGGCGCATCGCCGCGCGGCTGGTAGACGGCGCCGTGTTGGATCAGGTCTTTGCCGATCTTGCCGCCCCCGCCACTGCCAGCGCCATCGCCGCCGCCATGCGCGCCCAGGCCAGCCCCACGCACCCGCCCGCTGACCCAGCCGGCCTGCGCCGTCAGATCGCCGCCCTGGATGCCAAGATCAGCCGGCTGGTGACCCTGGTCGCGGAAGACCAGGAAGCGGCGCCGGCCTATCGCCGCGCCATCGCCACCATGGAAACCGACCGCGCCCGCCTGGCGGAGGACTTGGCCGCCGCCACCAGCGCCCGCCAGCAGGCGAACATCATCCGCGCCTGGACGGCGAGCGACGTAACCCGGTTATTGGCGGGGTTGCGGCAGACACTGGCGGCGGACCTGGCCGAGGAGCGACTGGGCGCGGTGCGGGAGGCCCTGCATGGGCTGATTGAGCGGATTGTCCTGGACCTGCCCAGCCGTGACTGGGAAATCCACTATAAATTGTGCGCCGGGGTTAAGGTGGCGTCCCCACGGGGCCGCCCCGTTGCCCCGGTAACCTGGATCAGCCGCGGGCAGGTGGCGCGGCGGCGAGTGGCTTAATCCTGACCAGGCCAGCCGGTCTTGATCTCTTCCGCCAGCGCATCCAGGTCCGCCTCGGGCGCGTCTATCAAAGCCCGTAAGGCGCTGCTGCGGTCATGGCACGCCTGGCCATGGGCGGCGAGGGCGCCCTGCATGGACATCACGCCCGCGGCATCCAGCGGCATGTCGTAGCCGTCCGCGCAATGCCATTCTGTGGCGAACGGCGCCCCGACCAGGTTAGCGGTGAGAGCGGTAGTGGCAGCGTTGGCGATGCGCAGGATGGAATCCCGATCCGAGTCAAACAGGTGGCCGTTGAAGATGAAGCCCCCCGTCTCGGCAGCGGTGCGGGCAGCGCGGCGGGCGGTATGTAGCTCCAGCCGCCGCAGGGGGGCCACGGCGGCGGCTAGATCGGAGGCGGTCGGCCGTGGCAGGTCGGACTGCCAAAGCGTAATCTTCTCGCCGGACAGCACGAAGCCGACGCCCGGATACAAATGCTCGATTAAATCAGCGGTGGTCATGGCGCAATCTCCAGCAAAACGATGACGGACGGGCCATTGGCGCCCGCGCTTTGAGCGGTCACCCGGCCCTGGGATACGCCCGAGCAGATCTCGGCTGAATACGTAACCGCGGAGGTGGTGGCCGGGCTGTCAAGATAGGCGGTGAAAACATC